CGCTGCCAAAGCCGCCGCTTCCAACTCCTCGGCCAGCTTCCTCTCGGCGGCGTTCAGCCGTGGCTCGATGTGATAGACGCTGACCGGGTATTCCGGCACCTTGCGATAGCCGGTGATCTTCGAGTCTTCATCGGTCTCGGCAATGTGGGCGACGGCGTTCTTCAGTACGTGATACCACTTGTATTCAACCCAGCAGGTGCGCGCCCGGGGGATCATCATTCTTGAGTCGTTGACGCCGACGAACACTGGCTCGTTGCCGCCCGGCTTTTCCTGCGGCTCGATCCTGATCTGGACCATGCGCTTGCCGGGCGTATGGCGCTCACGCTTCGGCTCGACCCGCTTGATTTCAACTTCTTCCTTGCCGTCGTCGAAGTCGATGAAGTCGGTCGGAAACCCGGCCTGCGCCATCTTCGCCTTGATGCCGCCGACGCCCATGTTGGCGCGGACATCGAGGCCCATTGTTGCCGCGACCGCCTGCGCCAATGCGCTTGCATTGAGCATGTCGATCGGGATTTGTCGGATAGCCATTAGTCAGACCTTTCGGAATTTGACCTCGAGCAGTTCGATGGCCGACAGGGTGAGGTCGTTGACCGCGATCGGCGTGCGGCAGGCGAGGCTGAATGCCTGCCCCTTGGCGTCGTAGAAATCGAGGGTGCCGTAGCAGTCCTCGAGGATGATGTTGTTGATGCCGGGCGGTGCCGGATACTGCGGCGGGATCGACGCGGTGCTGACCGACGCGGGGCTGAACCCCTGCTGCTCGATCGACAGGTCATAGAGTTGGGAGCCGGACGCGGGAGGATCATCCGGCTCCCCCTGTCCTACGTCGGCCCCGGCAGGCACGACTGCTGCGGGTTCCATTGTCGGAGCAGGTTCACGGGCAGCTTCCTCGCGGGGTTCCTCGCGGGTTTCCTTGATCTTCTGGGCTTGCGTGGTCGGCGTGGTTTTCTTGGCCATGAGAAGGCGTCCCGGTTGGAGGGAATGCCGGGCGAGTTACCCCGCCCGGTCATCGATCAGGTGTTCTCGCGCAGCGCGGTGAAGCGGCACGGGATACCGGCAGGGGCGACTGTGCCGCCGACCGTGAAGCCCTTGCTGGCGCCTGCCGTGGTGCCCTCGTAGCGGGTGATCGCCGCCGCGCCTGTCACCACCGCCGTGCCAGCCGCGCTGGTGGTGGTGGGCTGGTTGGCCGGGATGGTGGCATCGCCACCGGCGGCGCTGGTGACCACGCCGGAAGACAGGTTGGTGACGACGATGTCTTCGCCAGCAGCCGTGAACGTCCCGGTGATCGAGTTCTCGTCAAGGACGAGCACGCCTGCGGCAGTGCCTGCGGACCATGTCGCGGCAGATGTCAGCACTTCCCTGACGATCGCGGTGGCGCGCGAGGTCATGCCCCGGACGATCGCGCCGGGGAGGATGACAACCGTGCCACCGCCGGTGAACGCCATTACGGGAGCAAGCCACGCTTCGGTGATGGCCAGCGTGCCGCTGCCCTGCGCGACCCTGACCCAAGTTGGGACGTAGCCGAGTTCGACGTTGATGGCAGCGCCGGTGCCCATGAATGCGCCTGTGCGTATTGCGGGTTTCATGATGATGATCCTAGAGGTTTGGGCCGGTCACTTGATGAACCCGGCCCGGAGGGGTTGAGGTCGATCAGAGTGCGGTGACGGCCACTTCCAGCCGCGACATCCAAGCCTGATTGAGGATCAGGGCGGCGTGCCACGTTTTCCAGCCGACATAGCCGCGCTGGCCGAGCGGGTCATCCTTGGTCTTCTGGCCAACCGGGATGACGGTCGGAGAGACCGATCCCTGATCGCGCAGGGCGACCATGCCCCATGCGTCCTGACCGAAGTAGACGATCGGATAGACATCGGCGTTGACGCCACTGGTCGAGACCATCGTGCCCTTGGCGCCACCGGCGTCGAGGAACGGATTGAGGTCTGGCGACAGGATGTAGCGAACGTCTTCGACCGAGCCGATTTCAAATTCGGAAATCGGCGACCGGGTGCCGTAAGAGGCCACCGTCGAGAAGCCCGGCATGTTGCGAATGTCGGCTTCAACGTCGGTGTGCGCCACCGCGACATAGGCCGCTTCAACCGCCCGCGTGGCATAGTCGCTGGAGGGCGACAGCGAGCGGGTGATCTTCTGGGCCTTCAGCGCCTTGAGGCTGCGGAGAACCGCGCGCTGCTTCTGCAGGGTGATCGGGGTATTCACGTCGGTGCGCAGGGTGCCGTTGGCGTAGTAGACCTGCGTTCCGGCGCGGATGATGCCGTAGTTGAGCGCCTCGATGGTGCGCCCGATGTTCTCACCGGCCTGCACCGTTGCATCGTTGAGCACCGGGTCTTCATGCAAATCTTCGATTTTGTCAGTAACAACCACGACTTGGCCGTACTGACGCAAGGTTGCCGAGACATCTTCGTAACCAAACTGCGTCTCGGTCGGAGTAACGCCTTCAGTCAACGGGATAGTCTGGGCGGAGAAGATCTTCGGGCGCCGGAACTTTATTGTGTCCGACTTGTTTTTCGGCATGGCTTTAGTTAGCCCGAGCTTTTCGAGCACCATGACGGGTTTTGCATGTTTGAGCATTTGACGTTCGGCATAGATCGCTGTGCGCTGTGAAATGCCGCCGTCGTTATAGGCAGTGATGGTCATTAGAGCGGTCCCTTCGAAGACCGCTCAATCCCTCATGCTTTGCGATACTTCTGCTCGTCCGGGTCTATTGCTGCCCACGCTTTCCAGATTTGCTCTGGATCACCATTTTCAGGAATGCCGCTTACAGTGGGTCGAGACCCGGCTGTGTGGGGTGATGCCGATCCGGCGAGTTGTGCCGCGCGCCGTGGATTGAGCCTTTGTTGCTGTGCAGGCTGCGCCCCATTCGGGGCTGCAGTCCCGGGTTCTTTGTTCGACGCAACGAAAGACTTGAAAGCATCCAGCGTCTCGATCGCACTGTAGGGATCGATGATCGCCTCCTGATTGGTTACAAACGACTTACGGAGCGCTAGGGGCTGATCGACTATCCATGCGCCGAATGCAGGCCCGTACTCTTTCAGGTATGCCTCCCAACCCGGATGGCGCTCTTCAAGCATCTGCTCGTTGGCCATCAGGTCTTGGTCCATCTCGGCATCAGCGGCCTGTTGGCGGCTTTGCTCGATGGTCTCAAACCGTGAAATCTTTTCCGCGATCCGGGCACGATCCTTCTGGAGCGGCGCGGCGATCTCGGGATAGTCAGCGGCTAACTCCTCGAGAGGGTCGGCGGCTTCTTCCTCTTTTGGAGCGGCAGGCTTTTGCGCAGCAGCCTCGTTCCGCTCCTTGAGCCTGCGCGTATAAGCAACAATCCGGCCTTCGATCGACTTGCGGGCGTGCTCGTTTGGCGCTGACTCGAGAGCCTTTACCTGTGCATCGTGCGCGGCGCGAAGATCGGGCGGCGCATTGGCCCAGATGTCTGGCTCTTGTCGCTGATCAGTGGCGGCTACCTCGGCAGCGGCTTGGTCGGCAAAGTCATCATTATCCTTTTCGGGCTTCTCTGCAAACTGCGCCTTTTCGTCCGCGTCTTCCTTGGCAAATTCAGCCCACAGTTCCTCGGCGGTAGGCTCTACCGCTTGCTTTACGTCGGCCATGACAATCTCCCTGTCATTCAAATCCCGCTGCGATCCTTGGGACGCAGTTCGGATGGTCTACTGGTGATGGGGGTGACGGCGGCTGGCTGGACCAGCGTCAGTATCTCGCGCATCGCGAAAATCCTGCCGCGCAGGAACTGGCTTTCGCCAAGGCTCTGGTCGTTGGTCTCCAGCCGGGAGCGGCTCGTCTCGATGACCTCGTTGGCCTTGGCCGCGACGGCGCGCCACGTGTCGGTGTAGGGGTCCGCGTTCATGCCACCATCTTCTGCTTAGGCTTGGGCTTCGAGCCGCCGGTGACGTAGCCGCCCGATCCGCCCGGCACCTCGCCTCTGGCCCGGGCTTCCGCCGCGTTGCGCTGCTCGACCGCCACCTCGGATGCGAAAATCCGCTCCTTGGTCTGCTGATCCATCTCCTTGCCAGCCAGCATCGCCTCGATTTCCTGCACGCTCATATTAAGTTTGGCGACGGTCATCATCATCTGCGCGTCGTAGTTCAGCTTGGCGATCCGCTCTTGGCTGGCGTTCTGCTGGTTCTTCGACGCCACCTCGAGTTCCATCTTGCGCTGCTCGAGTTCGAGCATCTTCTGTTGCTGATCGGCGGCGGCAGCAGCGGCCTGTGCCTCGGCGCTGCTGGCGGCGGCTGCAGCCATCACCGCATCGATCTCCTCGTCGGTCAGCATCACCTCGTCGGTCGGGATCATGTGGGCTTGGAAAATCTTCTTTAAGAGTTCGCGGTTGCGCAGCATCGGCCCGTAGATCGGATGCCCGCCAAGCTGGGTGGCGATGACCATCAGGTTCTGCGCCTGCAGTTCGCGCATAAGCAGCACGCTCGAGCCGCGCGCATCGACCTGATAGTCGCCCTTGATCTCCTCCTTTTCGGAGAACTGCATGTTCCAGTCGTAGGCCCGGCGGATGTCCGGCACCGTCACGTCGTCATCGAACGTCTTGACGTAGCTGCGGAACACCGTGTTGGCGGAATTGTGCATGATGGCGGTGCCGAGCGCCGTGTTCATGGCGTTCTGGGTGCCGACTTCCCCGGTCTGCCCCTGAATGATCTGCGGCACCGCGCTCATGTTGTCGATGAAGCGCTCGCATAGCGTGATGATGTTGGCGAGTTCGACCTGATGGGTCTCGACGTGGAATAGCTGGAACGGAGGGTTTTCCTTGATGATCCCATTCTTCGCCCGCCAGACCTTGCGCGGGCGCAGCTTGTAGTCGCCGTCTTCCGGCTCGAGGTTCTGCATGTCGATGACGATCTGCGGGCCGCTCGAGATGCCGCCATTGTCCATCATGGCGCGGAAGGCGCCGTTGATCCCGGCCTGCGGGTCGCGGATGATCGACGGCATTCCGTAGCCGAAGATCGACGCCTCATCCTTGGCGAGGCAGTAGACGGAATAGATGCACTCGCCGCTGTCGTATGGGTACAGCGCGAATTTCAAGACCTCGCCTTGGCAGAACCAGATGCAGGCATTGATCGACACCAGCGGATCGACTTCCCCAACCTGCTGCATCGCCTGCCCGGCAATGCCGCTCACCGTCGCGTCTTCGCTCTGCATGAAGTGCAGCGCCAAGTCCTGCATGTCTTGGCTCTCGAGCGGGCCGTAATATTCCCAGACGTGGTAGAGGTCGCCGGTGACCTGTTGGGTGGCGGCGCGGATGTTGCGAAGCTGCGCCAGATAGGATGGCGCCGTGGTCGATGGCGCCAGTCGCAGCAACCGGCGGATGGCGTCCTTGTCAAACCCCTGCAGTTGCGCCAGTTGGCGCAGCCGCTGCTTGTTCATCAGGTGCCGCTCGTAGACGCCGTTGCTGTCCTCGATCCGGGTGGCGTCCATGTCCGGGAAAAAGCCCCAGATATCCACCGATCGGTAGGCCGGGCGATCGCCGTCCGAGATGTCCAGCTTGTGCTCGCCGCTCTCGGCGTCGGTCTTCCAGCCGCGCCGCACCTTGTCGCCGGTGACCGGACCCTTGGTGACGCCGGTGCCCAGCTTGCAGGCGCAGTCGATCTGGTCGCGCTTGACCGTCTG